CCTAATAAACAATTTTGCAAACCTATTAAAAGATAATTGGCTTTCCTGCAATGCTCTATTTTGAGGCTGCGGCCTATAATCTCCCCATACGGTTTGAACTAACGTAAAAGTAGTTACATAACCACCCTCGCCGTCGCTTGTTCTAGTTGGTGCGTAAACGTTCACTAATCTAGTCATAGAATTAGCGTCAACGTAATTGTCTTTATGTAGTCCTATTCTCATAATTATAAAATTGGCGAAGTTCTAGTCCAGCGTTGGCAAACTCTCCAAGTTTTCTCACAAATACCCATATCGTCAACATCCATTCCTCTATTCTCGTAGCCGTAGTTAATTTGGTCTAAAATAGCAATCTTAATTTCTTTAGGTACGGTTGACATTCCTGTTGTATAAATAGCCTTTAAATTAGCCCATTCAGGTCTTTGTAGGTTTGGATATTGCCCACCAATTAAAGTGTAAACATTTGTACTTAATACGTTACCGTTTGCGTCCGTTAAGCTTGTGAAAGTATTCATAGGGCCGAATGGCAACTGAAAGTTACCTGCAAGGTTAGTAAACCACAATGTAACCGTTTTAGGGGTTATACTTATGTTAGCAGCTTTTTCCACGGCTTGTCTTGATTGAGTAATTAATTCCTCAAATAAATCGTCTTCAACGTTATTGTCTACTCTACAATATTGTTTTGCTTCTGCAACCGTTACAGGCTCGGTAATTGTGCCTAAATCTGCTTGTGTGTAATCTATTATGAAATTATACATATTCCCTTTTTTACAAATTTACAATAATATAAATAAAAAACCCCCACCTTTTAAAGTGAGGGTAATTTTATAAGTAAAACCTAAATTATACGTTTCCGAAATCAGCAAAGATTGCAGAAGCCGGTTGCATTAAGTTTACATCTTCGTAACACTCGATACGAGCTGTAACCATATTTTGTTGGAAGTTACTAGCGTTCTCATAAGAAAACTCGATAGCTAAACCTTCAACTTCAACACGCTCACAATAGTTGTTATCCATGATAAGAACTTTGTCATCAGCTACCCAAGAAGCAGCAACAACAGGTACACCCCAAATTGTGATACCGCCGTTAGGATTAACGATAACTGAACCACTTCCAGCATAGTAACCTTGAGTGATTGTATCTTTCAATAAACGACCTAATTGAGTTGGAGAAACAACCGCAACTGAAGCTACATAGTTAGCAGTCTTTTGGTTACCAATCCAGTCAACTAATTGCTTTAAATCAGTAGTTTCCGCAGTTGTTGTAGAACCTGTTGCAGCACCACTTACAGTTGTATAGAATGCGCTATTCTCTGCTTTATAGAAATCTCTAGTCAACATTCTTGGTAAAGTTGTACTCAAGAAAGGTAAAGATTTAGCCATTTGCTTAGAGAAAGTTGAGAATCCTGCGATATAATCGTTAACTACTTTTACCTCGCTTAATGCGTAACTGTTTTGACCTTTGTCGCTACCTTCAGTTTGCGCTCCGATATTGTTAGTAGTTGAAGTTTCCTTATAGAAAACATACAAACCACTTGTAGAACGTACAGTAGGGATTAAGTCACGGAAGTTTACTGCTTGGCTTGGTAAAATAGCAGCGTTAGGAGCGTAAGAAGCTTGAGCGTCTCCTGTTAAAGAACCTGATAAAGTCATAGTCTTAACGTCGCTTAAATCTAAACGGAATTTACCGCCTGATTTCATTTCTTTTTCGATTTGGTCTAAGTTACCGTCTAATTTTTCCATGATAGCTTCGTCCATGAATTTTACTTGCTTAGAAGCAGCTTTCTTTTGAGCTACGTTTTGTGCGTCGATTTGCTTTTGCATTTCGTCAGCTACAACTTTGATTGAAGTTTTCACTTCTTCGATTTGAGCAGAAACATCGGACTTAATGCCCTTTACGTTTTCTGCCATTTCATTGATTAAATTTTCCATTTTTTACTTTTTAAATAGATTGTTAAATTGATTAATTGCCTTGAGAACTTGCTCATTATCTTCGTTCTTTTCTTCAGCTACCGGCTCAAATGTTTCTTCAACGGTTTGAGTGATTTCCTTGATTACTTCGATTTCCATTAATTCGCTTTGTATTCTCTTTATTTCAATCTCGATTAAGCTAAAAGTTTCATCCGTGAACCTGCCACCTTTGAACGCTTTGATTAGTTGCTCGAGCCTGTTGCTTAATTCTGCTTTTTTATCTTTAGCTTCCATTTCGCCTTTGAAGCCTAAAGTTGGGGTTTCAGGGTTTGCTCCCCATAGAACCGCACTACCTTCATACATTTTTAATTCGGTAATTGTTCTAATTCCCTCTTTGTTTACGTTTGACTTAATCGTACTAAATCCTATTGAGTGTTGGTTAATTAACCCTGCTTCGTACATTTTGATAATGTCCTCGCCTTTTTCAGTTTCTACGATTGGAGTGATTGCAATTAACATATCATTCTCAACGTATAATTGTTCAGGTTTACCGATTACGTTATTCATATCTGCGCAATGGTCAACCAAACTCCAAATAAGGTTTTTACCGCTTGGCCCTCTTTCTGCTAATGTTTTAGTAAATGCTTCAGGAACGATAATATCGTTATCTAAATCAATATTACCACATCTTGCCCAAACGGCTTTTACTCTGCGTTGCTCACTATCAACGTCCATAATATTGTAGCCAATATCTTGTTTTTCAACAAGTGTATTTTTTAATTGCATTTTACTCATAGAACAAAGTTATTATTTTTTTTATTATGTTAATGCGTCTGCTAATAATTGTCCGATTTCATAAGCAGCTAAATTTGTTAACAGTTCCCATATTAACCCTGCGTCTCCTAATGGTGGGTTATTTTCTAGCCTTTTTAATTTACCGTCCGAACCCCTTACGGCTTCATATCCTAATGTACATCTACAATTACAAACGTTACCTGCGTGTGCCGTACTATCGCCAGGGTGTAGCATATTGTCAATATAAGTTTTTGCCGGTACTACAAATTTTGAGTCTATTGGTAATTGCACTCCGTCCATATGTAAATGGTCGTTTGCGTCTCTTGGTATGCGTCTTGTCCTATTGTCTTTTGCTGCAATCCATTCTTTAACCGTTACTAGGCCTGTTGACATAGCACCAACCATTGAACCAATATTTGCCGACCTTGCCGTTTCCGTTCTAGCTATTAACTCGGCTCTATAATTTGTTATCCCTGAAGTTCTAAGCAATGCAATTATTTCCGGCATTGTTAGATTTTGCTCTTGACCCTTAATTAAAAAGTTTCTTATTTGCTCCTTTGTGGTATCGGTTATGTCCGAAGCTAATTGGTCTAAGCCTTTAGTTTCTAGATATCTTAAAATAACATAAGCAAATAAATTAGTCTTTGTGCTTTTAGTTTCTAAGTAGGAAATTCCTTTAGTACCCTTTTTAACGTCATTTTCGGCTATTAAAGCCATTTTAGTACCTAAGCTAGTGTGCAGTTGTTTAATCGTCTTTTTAAGGCTCTTATCGCTAATTGCGTTATAATCTTGGGTACGGCAATAAGTGTCCACCTGTTTTTGTAACTCCTTTTGGAATTTAGGGGAATATTGTACTAAGGCATTTTGATACAGTTTCCTATAATCGTGCCAAATCATTATTTAAGTGTTAAAAGGTAAAGCGTTTTTGCTATTAGTTGCGCAATTTCATCTATTTGATTTTGAACCCAAGTGTCTTGGTATATTGTTTTACGTTCCTTTTCGATTAATACGTATAAATCTTTAAAATACGCACGTACTACTTCGTTACTTGTGTAATTCTGCAAAGTACCTACTGAATAGTTTTTAGGTCGTCCGTAAATACCACTTACGCTTTCAACTAAACCATCGTAAAGTTCAGCTATTTCATCCTGATATTTGTCTAACGCTTTATGCTCTGCATAGCTTAAGGTTTGATTATGCCAAACGATAGCTTGTTCCTTACTGTCTAATAATTGGCTTATAAATTCTACAAATTGCATATTAAGGCTTTTTAGGTGTTAGTTCAGGAATATCCAAAGGTTCAAATTGGTCAAATGGTTGTAAGTTACTAGGGATATACAATTTCTCCAACTCTTCGCTAGGAATATAATCAGGGTTTTTAATGCCCATTATTTCCATCTTTTGTGCCGGACTAATCCACCAAGCCTTATCTAACCAATCAACTTGCTCCGATTTGTTTGCTTCTAATTCTTGATATACTTGTATGTCGTAACCTACATAAACATTAGTACCACGATAACCCCAATCGCTATGCAATTTTCTATTTAATTGTTCAGCGATAGCGTCAAGTAAAGGAATAGCGCAACGCAATGTTAAAGCTTTTTCTCCTTCTCTTTGATTGTTGTAAGTTTTGTTATCAGCGTCATTTAGTAACTGACTAGGCACTCCGTAAATATTACAAAGTGATTTCATATCCCACTTCTCGCTTTCGATAATGTTTAACTCAACAGGACTAAGACCAATTTGTTTCCAATCCACTTTATACCCTGATACTGCAATAGAATTAAAGTTACTTGCGCCACCTTTTTCGCTAATTGATTTCTTTAAGGCTTGAGCTTGTTGCGTTCCACTTGTAGGGTCAAACCTATCGTCATTCATAAATAAAACACCGGCAGGGCCACCATTTTGGAATGAAGCAACTGCAGCCGTCTTAGCTTCGTTAGATCGTGTTAATGTTCTAGCAGCTGCCATTAAAGGAGACTGTCCGTAAAGTTCGTTACCTGTAACTGTCCAATAAGGGTTAAAGTATTTATCGTGTAAAATTTCCTTAGTGTCAAACGTCCACATTTTACCGTAGTATAATTGGTAACCAACCCTTACAGGTGGAAATACTTCAATATTGGCAACGATAGCCATATATTGAGCCGGTAAAGCATAAAGCTCAAAAGGTTTGCCGTCATTAGCACCCCCTTCAATCATTTTAGCATAAATAAAAGAATTACCAGTGATTAACTTAAATCCACACCATTGCTCAATTAAATCTGCCCAAGTATCTTCGCCGTTAGGGTATTTAAGTAACTCGTTTAAACGTGCGTCTCCATCGTATAATTCAAATGCTTTTTTGTGTAATTGTTTTACCTCGCTCCAATTCTCAATCTTATCTGGCTGCTTCATTAAAGACTTATATCTTTTAGCTGCAGTTTGGTCAACAATCTTATAAACGTGGAATGGTGCTAACTTAGCCTTGTCGGTAATTAGTTTAATGATTGAATAAACTATATCGTTTGATTGATAACCATCTCTAACATACTGTTGTGCGTTTTGTCCCTGCCACGTTACAATCCCTTGTTGAATTGCTACTTGTGCGCCTAGTGGTATGTTCGGAAATAAAGTGTTTACTTTCTTTTTACTAAAGAAATCAAATAGTCCCATATATGTACAATTTAGTCAAAGTTAGTTATTTTATGCTAATAAACCG